CACCAAACCTTGCTTGAAACTCTGGTTTAGCCAACAAAGGCTCAATCATTTTTTTAGCAGCCTCATTTAATTCTTTCTTCTCTATTCTTTCCTTCCGCTTCTCAAGGCCAGAAGTAACGGCATTTAAGAACTGCTGACTAGACTGTGCTTTTACAGCAGCTATGCGAGGAAGCATAGAGTAATCTTGGCGAAGTGCAGCAAGATTTAGGGGAGTTGATTTTTTAAGTGCCATAATAATTAAACAGTTGTTCCACCAATAGTTATGCCAGTTCCAGGAATTGTAAATCCACCTTCTTTTTCAACTCCACCAAATGTAATAAAGTTTTTAGGAATTAAACCAATACCCGTTTCAAGTAGTTGTGCTTGTTGCTCTCTACGAGAGCCTTCTCTAATAGCTTCAGAGTACTGTCTAGCAGCCTGTTCACCAAGGATATTCTGAATATCAGTTCCAGCAATTCCAAGGATTTGTCCAGGATCTACACCAATATCAGGAGCCATTCTGCCATAAATACCAGACTCAATATCTGCCATCAATCCAGCAGTAGCTCTTTGTTGACCAAGAAGATTACCTGCAAGTTGTAGGTTAATATTCCTTTGCTCTTCGCGCAAACGTCCTGCTTGCTGTTCACGAAGTAAAGGATCTATCTCTCTACCAAGTGCAGCGGCCTGACCATAACCAGCTTGGGTAGCTCCTCGCTCTTCAAGGAAAGACAACGGACCCATTAATCTTTCAGCCTGTGCGCCTAGTTGCTCAGACCTTTGTGCAAGTGATTGCATCAATGGGCTTTGGGCTTCACGTACTCCACCAGTAATTTGGCGATAAAGATCAAGTGCAGTCTCTGCTTGTTGGGGAGAAACAGCACGATCTAGCTCAAGCATAGATTGAATAAATGCTGTAGCCTGAGGAAGAGATCCTATTGCTGTCGGATATATGCCTGGGACTTCTCCTGCTTCAAATGCTGCTCCTGATTGGAATGCAGGGACTGCACTAAGCATCTGGAAAAACTTCTCGTAATCGAATCCTTCTCCACCATTGCCACCATCGTCTGGGCCTGGAGTTGTGCCATTGCCTGGACCTGTATTATTGCCTGGAGTTGGATCACCTGGATCTAAAATTTCTTCTTCTTCGTTCATGTCTCTTCTAAGTCCTCCTCCGCTCAAATCAGAAACATCTGATATTTCTGGCGTAGTTACGGTTTGTTCAATATCTGTTATTATTGGTTCTTCAGTATCTGTTGGCGTTTCAGTATCTGTTGGTTGTCGTCTTAATGGATCTCCAGTTTCTTGTAGTGTAGGTTCAGTGGGCTGTACTAAATCTGGCGTTGTTTCTGGAATAGCCCTATCTCCTGCAAGTTGCTCATAAATTTCTCTAGTTATTAAGCCTTGCGTAAGTAATTGAAACGGGTTTAAATTTTCTGGAACAGTTATTACTTGCCCAGTAGGCAAAGTAATTTGACGAACACCTGTTCCAGTATCTTGTGGAAATGGACCATAAATACCGTCTGAAACTCCACTATCTGTTGTGGGTGTTGTTGTAGTCGTAGGTCTTCTAGGCGGTCCTCCACCGCCTACTTCTTGATCGGGCATCTGAACGCTTCTTTCAAAAATAACTGGATCTGTAGGATCATAAACAGGCAAGTCAGTGTCTGGATCAAAAATTATTCCACCGAACCCTCTGTCTCCATAATCAGGATATTGAAATCCTAAAAAATCGTATAAACCAAAATCGTCAAGAAAACCGCCAGATCCCTCTAAGCTCCCCGTAACTGCAAAACCCCTGTCCCCCAGGTCAGGCTCGCTCAGAACATCAAGATCGAATGACTCAACTGTCTCTCGATAGCTTTCTGCATCAAGCTCCCCAGCTTCAGCTAGCTCTTGAAGAGCTTGTTCGAGCTGCCTAATGCGCTCTTCTTCCTCCTCGGTGTATAGCCCTTTCTGCCTATCCTCTTCGCCTGGATCTTGATCTGTGACTCCGTTAGACATATTTATATTTATCCTTCTAGTGTAGGGCTACCCAAGCTCCACCTGCATATCCGTAGAACTTGTTTGCTGTAGTGTTGTAAATCATTTCTCCATTAGCAGGAGATGAGATTGCATTCATCTGAGTGGTGGTCATGCGAGGCAGAAGGACACCACCTGTTGTGGAAGTTACGGTTAGCGGAGCGGATGGAGCAGTTTCCCCAATGCCGACCTTCCCATTTGTGCCAACAACCAAGACTTCGTTTGAACCAACAGCACTACCAGCACATACTTGAAAAGCATTTGTACTGTCATCTAATCCGATGGTCATTACATCACTGCCTGCGGATGTTAATTTAAACTGAGGATTGCCTCCAGCTATATTTATTTCTACAGTTCCCGATGAAAGAACATCCCTAATAAACCGAGCTAGTGGACCTCCGCCACCACCGCCAGTAACTCGGATGCCTACACCCGTTGCTGCATCGTCGTTTATGTCTAACAGGTAGTCTGGATCAGCGGTTCCAATGCCTAAATATCCAGAGGAATTTAAAACAACATCAGCACCACCAGCTCTGCCTATTCTTAGATCGTCTTGGTAAGCATCTATAAAATAATGGTTGTACGTGGTGTCAAAATCAGCCGCAGTGCGGAGTCTAATTTCTCCACCTTCGTTTTGACCAGTGCCACCACCGTACACCTCAATCATTCCATTAGGCGTAGTGTCATCTGTTCCAACAAATAAATTTCCAACTATTCTAGCTTGACCATTTACATCTAGTAGTTGAGCAGGCGACGCAGTATTAATGCCTACGTTGCCGTTGCCCTTAACCAGTAATACTGGTGTAGCAGATTGAGTGCGAGCAACTAAAAGATCTCCACCCGAAACAACAGCAGAATTGGCATATAGGTCCAACAGGGCTGTGCCGCCAGTTACAAAATCTGACTCAAAATTACCACCACTAGCATTAGACTCAACTCTTAGTCCAAACTCAGTATTAGACTGCCCATCATAATTAATATACGCTCCAGATGAAGTGGTGTTCTCAATGTGAAGAGTATTAGAAGGCGACACAGTTCCAATGCCTACGCTGTCAGCAGACGCATCTACAAATAATGTACCTGAGTCGAAGTTAGCATCATCAGATGCTGTAAGAGTGGTAAAAGATCCAGCAGCTCCAGTAATACTTCCGCTTGTGTTGATTACTACATCGCTTGCAATCTTGGCAGTCGTAACAGCACCTGCATTAATCTTATCAGTAGTTACAGCACCAGTAGCAATTTTACCAGTGCTGATACCTAAATCCTTAACAATGATTTGTTGAGGACTTGTTCCAGAAAGTTGAGTAGATGTATTGTCTACTGCTCCAGCAGCAAACTCAGCATCATTAACTGCACTGTTTAAGGTAGCTGCTGTTACTTGATCTCCGCTAGCAAACGTGTTTCCTGTTGTAAGTATTGCCATTATTCTGCCTTATCTAAACTTCTAAATGTTGTAGCTCCAGCTACCTTTAATGCTCTTAATCTAGGTCTGCCCTTAGTTGTCGTTAATTTAAATTGTAATCCGTAAGCTCGTCTGTTTCCAAATCTGCCTCTCAAAGAAACATCTTCATCAATAGCAAGATCAGATCCGTTAAGGTCACTAATCGTACCTAGGTCTATTATATCATCAATATTTTCTGTGATTGCCTGCAAATCCGCATTTGAAGTATTACTCTCACTGGACTGAATGTGCAAGTCAAAATTGTTCCACTTTTTACGGTCTAAAGAATTAAGATTAAACATTCTAGTAGTAGCAGAAGACGCTAATTGATTGTCAGTAATAGTACCACCTACCTGCACTATGTACCTATCTCTGTCATCGGACCTGCTTTCGTACTGATGGACGCCACCATTACGGTTTATTGCGTATACACCTCTCTTATCTCCTTGACCAGCAACAGTTAATTCACTGTACTCCCAGTTAGGGTCATCAATACTGTCTATAGACTCCCACTGTTTATTAATAAAATTGTAAATAAGTAAAGCGTTATTAGTAGTGCTGTTATCAAGTGGAACAGCTAAGTAGTACCTATTGTCGAAGTAAACTGACTTAGCTTTACTTGCGTAAGCCTTGTTGATTCTTTGAATAGTGCCTTCAATCGAAGCTGATAATGGAACATCTTGGCCTCTAAGGTTGTACAGATCAACAAAGTCCAATCCATAAACTCCATTATCAGACAAAAATATCATGTTGTTGCCTATCTGCTGTATGCTGTCTCTCGCTAAACAGCCAACCTCATTAGTAATTAACTGAGATACTGAACTTCCTAAGTCTAAACTATTGGCAACAATATGTATACTGTTACGGTTAAAAACCACCAGTTTGTCATCCGAAAATGAATGAAAGCCTACAATAAAATCAGCCGCACCAGCATTAAACCTAAACTGTCCATAAATTCTGTCATAAGTATCTGCATCAAGTATATCCGAAAACAAAACCTCATCAACAATATTTCTGTCAGTAATTGTTGCTGATCCAGAAGTTCCCGTAACATCGTACTCGTACGGTACAATCAGTCTACGTTGGTGGTATGTCCCAAATGCAGGAGCAGGAGAATGCGTAAATCCTAGACCAATAGAAACTGGCTGTTGAAAAATAACTCCACTAATATTACTTTGGTCAGCTAATTGAACGTAAAAATCTATAGTAAAAGCAGTATCATCTCTTTCAGCTACAATAAATTGATCTCCTACTGTAAAGGTTGAAGGAGATCCTACGCTTTCTATAGTAAAAAGATCTCCAACATCTAAGCCATTCATTACAGCTAAACTGATGAATGTAGCAGTAGCTTTACCATCAGTAATGTCTATCCTAGTCGGAGAAAGTTGTTTAGGCTGAGAGTAATCACCGTTCCCTACAAGAGAAAATGCAGGAGAAGAAATATCTCCATCCCACTGCATTGCAATATCTCCTTTGCGGAATATGTACAACTTGTTAAACGCTTGAATTACTGTACTTCCTTCAGGAACAGTTTCTCCAGCAGGATAAGTAAGTGTTACGGTAGTGGCTCCTGCATCAGAAATCTTAACAAGAACTGTGCTGTTAGTAGCAACACAAGCCACGTAAGATTCAGAATCATTATTAGGATCTGAGAACTCGCAAGAAGCTTC